AGCCGATGTTCTGGTCTCAGCCCCCGCTATGAGCGGGCTTGACTCCCCCACAAGGCCGTACTGGCCCCGTCACCTCCTCATAGGGGTGACCACCATCCAAGCTTGATGCCGACGCGCTTGGGGCGTCCTGAACGCTCTAAGTGTTGTGCATCTTGCCCCATGGGTGGCAAAGCCCACGGAGTTGCATCCTCGCGGATGCCGCTGGGACGGTAGCACGGGACATCAGGAGTGTAACCACTCCAACCCGTTAAACTACCACCAGTCTCCAGCTTGAGCAAACACTTAAGCAGGGCACCAGTACCCCCTAGTTTATCGCTAGGGGCTTTGGCCTCCACTACATAACCCCTGACTAGGGGGCTATGGAGGCTAGGGTGCGTTCTTTCGGATTGGTACCCGAGGAACGAAACCCTGCCCAGCACGGAAGAGTCTGGTAAGACAACGGGAAAGTGCTTTAGCACCTTCTCGAGCCTCTTATCCAGCCAACTGCACGTCTGCCAGTAACCACTTTGGTAAAGTTGGTTCCGGAGAGACACAGTTGCGATAACTTCCGTCGCGTCAGCCGTCGTGTGAGGTAACACTTGCCGGACCCGGACGATACTTACATCCTGGCCCATAAAGTATTCCTTACCACAAGACTCTCTGAAGTTTCCATTCCAGAAAGACTTGTCCAGACCAACCCGAGCACCGAAATGCTCGAGCGTCTGTACGACGGACTGCACATGGTCTACGGGGACAATCAGATCGTCCCCGTACACACGCACCGATCCCGCAAAGGACTTGACGTCCTTACGGGTAAGTGAAACGTTAAGCGACCTCTGGATCCCTAAGAAGATCAATGTCGTGAAGACCATCGCTTCAATTGGGAAGCAGAGTGCTGAACCCATAGACGCGAACTTGGCCAGGCGAACAACACCATGGCCAGGTACTTCAGCCCGCCTAGAACGACAAGCATCCACGGCCCTATCCAAATTGGGCCATGGGCGCAACATCGCTCTGACGAGCTGATTGGAAACGCGATCAGATGCATCACTCAAGTCGAGTGTTGCCGTTCTCTTATCAAGAGAACCTTGACAAGCCAGACCTTGATTAGGGGCCTGGTCGTCAAATCCGATCAATTCTCTCAGAATGTCATTCTGATAGAACCTTATGAGGAATGCTCGCAAAAGAGCCTGCTGCGTGTACTGCATGCAGGTAGGCTCAATCGCGATTATCCTCGGCGTTTTCAACGTCTTAGGTACAGAGATAACCTTGACGGGTATTTCTGCGCCAGGTTCGAGGATGTCCACCTCATCCAATGAACAGTAGTACCGTTCATTAGGAATGAGGTAGTCTTTGGAGGGAAAGACCTCCTCCAACCTCCTGGTCCAGGAGCGCAGTTCGTACTTACCATTGCTGGTAAGACGATCTGCAGTCGCTCCTGGTCCATGCTTAGGGAGAAGCTCACCGTAGTAGACATCTGCGTCTACTTCAGTAAACAGATCCCTATATAGCAAACTCGACATACGTTGGAACTCAGCAATATCTTTCTCGCTGAGATCCATGTCGAGTTGGCGGACATCCTGCTCACACTTGACGAAGTTCTGCATCGCCTTCTGCTCTCGTTCTTTCGAACAAGGAAGAAGGATCTTACCAAACATCAGCGTCAACTGACGTATGGCAAGTATGGAGTCGATGCATGGCTCGTCAAGTAACGTGCCACTACTCCGGTCGAACACACGGGCGAAGAAACCTCCTAACATTAGGGGGAGACTTCCCCTTCCAGTAGTGAAGGAAGGGTTGATGCCCACATGACCCTGGTCAATCCACTTTTGGGTAGATTTTCCAAGGTCAGGTAGGGTTATCGTCAAGAACGATAACCCCTCATGTTCGACTCGCCGCTTGACGGTCTTAATGTCAAGCGTGGCGCTCGTGCGGCATCGGGTAGCTGACTCGTCAGCTACCTGGGACCAGAGTGCGATCAGGCTTTTCATTCTTCCTCCTAATCAGAGGTAAAGAATCCTCAGCCTGTAGCACTTACCTGTCCTCAATCCCAGACGAATTACCTGTCTGGGCCTACATCTCGCGATGTAGGGCGACGAGAACAGACCATAGCATGCCAACGGCATCCGATGTACCAGATGCTCAACACTACCGGTTGGCCTACTGCGAATGATCGAATCAGCTCGATGAGCTTCATCGAATCACGCGCAGAAACAGCTCCGCTAGTGTCGAGTGAGTAAGATCGAGCAAAGCGAACAATACAAAGATCAACTTATAGTTGACCCTTATGTAAATTCGCAGCTCGTCTTCGTCATCTGACACGTCAGCCATGGTCTCATGGTGATCAGGGAAGGAATCGTGACTGTTGATTCCTCCATCCGAGCCACCAAGAGATGACATGAGCTACGACTCACCACCAAGAAGCTTGGTGATCAGTGCGTCCGTAGAGGCTGAGTACATGGCTTTGAAACCTGTGTACACAGCCAACTGCTCCACGGTCGTGTAACCCGCAGGCGGAACGTCGAATACGATGTAATGACTCATCGATACCCGAACGTTCTCCGACGGCTTAAACGGATCCGCGGACAGTTTCGAATGGTCGATCCTGAGCAAACGCCTCGTGCGCTTTCCCACGTCGTGGGACGCAGAGACTTTGATCAGTCCATCCGCACTCGTATACTCCGAGGAATCCTCCTCCACAGACGTTCGTGGGAGAGGGCTCGTAGCAGCCGAGATTGTGATGGACAATGGATCAGTAAATGCCATAGGCAGCACTCCTAGGGCCAAACATCGGCCCCTGTTGGCTCAACGCAGACAACATCCGTCACCGTTTCTTAGTCAGACCAAGAGCGGTAACGATGGCCCATTGTCTTGGGGAGAAACTATCCCAAGAGAGGCCAAACCCATATGGTGTAGCGACAGTCCGCTGCTTCGTTTCCACGGAAGCGATGATCGGACTTGCGCCAAAGAGGACGGGACTAAAGAACTTCCCACCCTCCATGAAGTATGTATCAGTTATGGAACTTGTTTCCATAACGTAACCATACTCTAACACCAGACCGTCTGTGGCCCAATCCGAGTAATTAGAAATTAAATCACCCGCATTGGAAAACCAGTCAACAGCCCAGCTCCAAGGAGCGGCGTTCCACAGAACTTCCGGCGTAATGCTGATCCCTAGCAAGGAGTCAGCCTTAGCCCTCAGCTTCTCAAGTGCGTTACGGCTGTGAAAGCCCGTAGGCAAATGATAGCGAAAGGCACCGGAAAACCATACCTTGCGGTATGTGTCTGTTTTACGCCATAGCACTCCTGGAGGTTTACTCGGGTCCCTCAACACTGAGGAGTTAGACGTGATTGCGAAATCAGTCGCTCCCATGTTGGTAAGACTCGAGGAACGGAACTCAGGAAAATCATACCGCCGACGAACGATGGATTTGGAACCACGTTCATACTGTCCAAGGACAGAGTGAGCATGGGAGATACCGGAAACGATACTCCGGATATCACTAACCATCGGCTTCCATCCAAACTCTAGGTTTAGATACTCTTCACCCGCATCTCGCGCGCGAAGAGTAGTCTGCTCCCAGAGTGCAGAGCCAGCTAGCTTGGGCAAGCCCTCGCTAGCGAACTCCGCAAGGAAGTTAGCAACGTCAGCGACGGAGTTAGTAGGTTTAACGATAGCGATGGCCTTCGTGCCAAAGACATCCAGATCATGTTTCGAACTGGCTGCCGAGGCAGGAAAGACCGCGCTACCAGGATCCATTGCTAGGACGGGGCCAATGTAGTCGGCCACATCCCAGTAAAAGAATCCTTGTTGGCTCTGAACTTTACCACGAAGATGACGTGGGGTGGGATTAACCACCTTAATCATCTTCTTCTCGGTAAAGAACGGGCCACCTACATCTCCGCCTCCATCGGGCCTACGGGCTCGATGGTTCCAGGCATGATTTTCGGAGACAGTCACCTGCCTCCCACGCTGTGTTGGTTGGGGGGATGAGAAACGACGGACAGCACGTGTCGAATTGACACGTGAGCCATCGAACTTATCTTCCATCCACGTCATGAGTGTACCGGATTTTAGCTGAGAATCGTAATCAGCTATCGGCCGCTCACGCGTGATTG